CTATCTACAATGGAAGAAGATTTAAACTTATTATCAGAAGAACTATTAGAACAAATCTTTGTATATCTAAATGATATAGACTGGGAAGAAGACCAAATAGATAATATATTAGGTCAAATATCAGAAATAGAGGAAGAACTAGAACTAGATAAGGATTTAATCCTATTACCCAACTTCCCATATATAAATACATATCTAGAGGACTACAAATATCTAGTAATATATGAATCACCCAAGTATATTCTTCTACAAGATATACCAAATCAATTATACGACTATCTAGAACAAATAGAACTATTCCCATTCCAAGGATACTCAACCACCTACCAAGAACTAGAATACAATTACAATTACCACATAAGATACAGAACCCAGAGACTAAAGATACAGAACCAAATAGAACAAGAATCCCAACAACTAATCAAGAACCTAATCCTATCCAACCAAATAAATAATGTAACCCCAACCCAAATCAAAATCCAATTCTAAATAATATAGGGAACTCCCAAAACAAAGAAGGAAGTTCCCTATTATAATACTAAATCCCAATAACCTACGTACAAAAGGATTACAAAATACCACCCAACCCCAAACATAAAAAAAACCCAAATAATAAAAGGATAATATATAAATAACAATATAATAATATAAAAAACAAAATACCCTTAAATCCTATTCCCTTTTATTTACACCCTCTTTTTTATTTATCCCCCTTTCTCTATTCAGGATTTTTAATAAACTGAACAAAAAAGCATAAAAACTATATCAAAACATATAGTCTATCAGTTTAGGCCGGGACCTTTTTGAGTGTTTTTAGGCAGTTCGAGAGGTACTGTTTACCCCATGTTTTTGAAGCTTTTGACTTTTAGGGCTCCCCTACCCTTTAAAAAAAAAGTCTCAAAAACACAGCGTTTTGGCTCACTCACAAATCCGAAAAATTGCCCAAAAAGGCAATCCTAGACCCAAAATTGGGGCCCAAAAGGCAATTTTTAGGTACCTAAAAGGCAATCCCAGAGGCAATTTTTAGGCAATTTAGGTACCTAAAATAGGCCCAAAATTGAGGGATTTTTATAAATTTAGGTACCTAAAAGGCAATTTTTTGGGCCTAAAAGGCCCTCGGATTTATAAAAATAGGCAATTTTTAGGCCCAAAATTGGGGGATTTTTATAAAAATAGGTACCTAAAATGGTCTAGGATTTAATAAAAATTGCCTAAAATTTGAATCCTGAGGGCAATTTTTAGGTAAAATTTTAAGGATTTTAGGCAATTTTGAGGCTCGGATTTAATAAAAAAGGCCCTTCTAGGTACCTAAAAAGGTAAAATTTTGGGTAATTTTAGGGCCTAAATTTATAAAATTAGGGTATTCAGGTACCTATTTTAGGTAAAATTTTAATAAAATTAGGGCCCAAAAGTACTTAGGATTTAAAATTCCCATCAACAATGTGTAAAGGATTTAAGGCCCTTGGGGTTATTTTTCCTAAAATATCTTAGTAATTTACAAGTATAGAGCTAAGAGTTAATATTAAAAGTAAAAAATAAACTCTAGAAGGTATATTAAAATTAAAAGCATGTAGACTATATAGAAAGAAGATAGATATTGATATGTTATTGAGATGACATCAATTAAGGCCTAAATTTAAGGCCCCGAATTTTTATTTGCATATTATATTATTATATATTATATTTGCATTGCAATTAAATGCAATAAATATATTATTAACAACACTAAAACATTAACAACATGATTACAATCAAAAGTCATTTTGCATTCTCAGGAATCAATATTCCTAGTACAATCAATTGTTCAATCAACTCTTATTTCAAAGATGACCAATTAATTCAACAAATCGATTTCCCAACTTCAATCATAGAACCTCTGGGACAAGATTACATTAAATCAATAATTAATAACAATCTAAAAACACTAGACAATAACCTAACAGAATCACAAAAATACCCAAATGACTCAGAACTTGCATCAGAAACAGTGGAACTATATCATGCAATAAAACAATTAAACAAATACTTATTTGCCAATAATCGAATATTTGACTTGGAATCATATAATCCAACAATACAAAACCTTATAAATAACTTAAAATAACCACTTTAAAAACTTAACATTATGAATGCTCTAGAATTCAATAACAAAATTGCAAACTTAATCACAAAATTCATTACTAATATTCCAACAATAGGTCAATTTGACCCATCAAGAAGTCAAAGACCTAACAAGGATTTCATTCCAATCATAGAACTGGTAAACCTAAATTACCAGTTAAACCCAAATGATCACTCTTCACAATTAAATATCACGCTTAGAAATACAATGGATTCAAAGGAAGAGGAATTCGATGAACCTCTACAAAATAAAGTCAATCAATTTGTTCAGAACTTTATTGATAACTTAACAAAATTAACTGAATTACATGCAATCCCAGTTAACAATACCCAATTAAAAATATATCAACACCCAAGAATGGGGGATACCTTAACCTATCACCAATCAGATTTCAATTATTATATTACTTATTCACAATATTTAGACTAAGTTTCCATAATAATAACATAATCCTGAATGACTGGGAGACCTAAAAAGTCCCCCTTTCTTTTTGTGAATTAGAAAATTCCTACCAACAAAGGCCTAAACCGAAAAGAGCCTTTACCTTATGACAATTATTGTAATCCTGATTTTAAGAATCACCCAATAAATTACTTCCTACGCCCTATAACACATCCTGACCTCAATATTCAGGAATTCAATCCTACACTTACCCACTGGGAGCAAAATTATTATATAATATATGATTGGAATAAAAATATAATTATTATATTTGCATTGTATTATTAACAACTAAAATTTATTTTTATGGAAACAAAAAATTATTTAGAGAGAATGCAAGAATTAAATGCAATCGCAACAAATTTATTTATGGGACCCAACAGACCCCAATACAAACTTGCCATAATTTTAACCATTGACTATGCAGGAGCTTATGGGCTCTCATTACCTGGTAACCTAAACATTATTAATAACGAATACTTCGAAATAACGGGAGACCCAAATAACGAAGGTTACTTTGCTCAAATAACCTCTTTACCCTTCGAGGACCAGGTAAACCTAAAACACCAAATCGCTAACATAATAACCCATAACCTAAGTTACCTAAATAACTGGTTAAACTCCAATCCTGACGATGGGGACTATTTCGACTATATACCAAGCTTAATCGACCAAATGCTCCAATTAATAAACTTAGGCTTCAAAACCCTAGACAACTTTAAAAACGAATACGACTACATTTACGAAAAACTCCAAACACAAATTAATAAATATAACGATATGGACCCCGAAAACGGTATTAACCACATTAACCTAAATACCTTCACCTTAACCGAAGGTTACATGATACATATGCACCTATAAAAAAATCTAAACCCAATTAGGAGCCCTCAACAATGGGCTCCTTTTATTTTCACCTTAAAGGGACCACCTACGCCCTTTAAGCAAAATTAGCAAATTTTATCAATCGCTTGAATCCTTATATCGCTTGAAGATAACCACATACGCTTGAAACTACTTACTTTTAATGATTCTTTTACTATCAAAAAACTAAGCAATATATAAACATTATTCTAGAGCCTCAAAGAATATAAACATATTTACTCTAATGGCCATAATTCTATTATTTCTAAGAAATATTACTTCCTACCTGATTTACTACATACCCAATTCTAAATATATAACCCAATATAAATACCAACAAATGATTTCCTAAACTATACATACCTAATCAGATAATTAATATATTGCTAACAACGCATGTGCACCTTTCAGGCATACCAACAATGGTTCCCATCAACAAGGGCCTAATCTTACTAACGCCTTCAGACCCCCGTGGCAAATTTGTAAAAAATTGTAAAAAGAAATAAAAATAAAAATTATTTATTTTCATTCTAAATAATATTATTTATATTTATTCTAAATTATTTTATTTAGAATTTTTCTAAATAAAAATATTTTATATTTTTTAACTTCAAAAGTATTGACAAACGAATAAAAATATATTATCTTTGTTGTGTAATCGAAAGGGAAATACTTCTTAATTCATTACACATTATTATATTATTGTTTAATTTTCTAATTTTTTTATTTATGGAAACAAAAAATTTTTTAGACGAATTGTTAACTAATGACGTATTTGTTAAAAATTCAAATGGAAAAAAATCTTCAATCTACAAGAGGGAGTTATTTGCTGGATTGTTAGACGACGACAAAAAAAAGTTACGTCGAAAATTGCGTAAAACTTTACAAAACAAATTTTTAGCTACATTTTTAACAATTCGTAAAAATGAAACTGAATTGAAAAAATTGTCAAAAATTTGGATTGAGTATGCAAACAAAGTCTATAATAATATAGAGATTGTTTGCGAATCAAATACAGATTTGGAAACGCAAAAACTAATTAAGCAATTTTTGGAATCAATGAAAAATTGTGCTGCAAAAACAAAGTAAATTTCTAATTGAGTAGGGGATAAACTCCCCTACTCCAAAAATCAAAAAATTATGAAAAGGGAAAATAAACGTTATATTAACTTTGTTAGAAAAGAAATACAAAACGAGTTAGATATTTTTCAAAGTTTTTTTTCAACTCCAATTTTTGAAAAAAAAGTTGTGTATAAAGACGGGGATAAGATTTATATTTGCTTTCGTGATAATGAAAAGTTTTTAGAAAAATTTAATCAAAATTTTTACAAAGACTTAAAAAGAAAAATTCTTATTTCTATTCGTTCTAAACTAATTCGTGATAAAAAATTTAAGTTAAAACAACTAATAAATTTTGAGAGAAAAAATATAACCGCAATTATTTACGAAACACTTTAATAATATGAAACATTTAGATAATAACGAGTTGGGAGATAGATTACAATTAGTTATGAACTTTATATTTGTTTATTCAAATTGTATAAAAAATATAAATTTTAACGTTAACGACCCAATCGATAAAAACCATTTTTGCGGAGTAATCCATTTAAATAAATATGACAATTCAATGAAAAAATATTTAACTGATATGTTAAATATAAACAAACATTTTGATTATTGGGAAATTGACAAGGAAAAGTTATTTATCGAAATGGAATAATTTTTAGTTAATTAAGTTAATAAAGGGAGACAAATTTTGTCCCCTATTTTTTTACATAATTTAGTTAAAATAAACCTACCCTACCCCCTTCCCAAAGCCACAACTTTTAGAGCCCATAGTAATGGGAACCCGGGGAAAGCCAAAAGAAAACCCAACACAACAACAAACAACCCCATAGAAACCCCTGGAAGCCAAAAACAACCAATCCATAATAATCCATAACCAATAACAACCCCCCCTCTCTAATCAACCCAACAAAACCCAAATTATCCTTCAAACCCAATTTCAAAAAAAAATCCCAATCCCCCAATAGTAATGGGAATCCCAATCTCTATTTCAATTAAAAAGGGTTACCTCCAAGAAAATATAAATATATCTTCAAAGAGATAACCCTAAAATAAAAACTAAAACTCTAGAAAAGAATATAAAGAATAAATCCTATGCCATATAAAATAACCATAACTGAATTCCATAAATCCTTATTGAATACTTTATCCAAATGGTCAAATACAATTGAAATTAGGTTTAATATTAAAACCAGGGAAAGGATTACTACCAATATAATGGATTTCTCATCACCAGCAAAATATTGCATTAGGAAAAATCCAAAAGAAAATCCAAAGAGTAGATTTATAATATCCCTTGTCATCCTACTACTTTTATATCAAATAAACCTTCAATTTCCTCTATGGTAATTCCAAGGGATTCCAATTCCAATCTAAGGATATCAAATTCCTCATCTGTGGTTTCAGATATACTGGTTTCCGATAAATGCCTGAATGTAATATAATTATTAAAGGATAGGATATTCCTATTATTATCTACACTTAATAGGACCTTGAAATTAATTGCCATATCAGATGATATAGAATTTATAATTCCAATAAATTTACTAAATTTAGCTGTACCTTTGATGGTAACTAAGGTTCCTTTTTCTAATTCCATAACTTATAAACTTTTTTTAAAAAATCCACTATCAACTAATTCAACTATAATAATTACTATCAATGATGCTGGACTAAGGACTACAAGGAATAAACCCCATAATAAATCTCCAATAGTACATTTATCATTCCATTTTAATTTGATTAGAATAGCTGAAACTATTATTACACTAAGTATGCAGTATATTATAACCAAGGTCATTGCTTATTCCTCCCATTCAATCTTTTGTATTCTAATAACATTAGCTGTGGTTTCTCTTGCAATTTTCTCGGCAGTTTCTTTATCATATATGGCTTCTTTATGAATAATTATCCATCCCTCTTTCTTCTGGGGGAGCATCATTAAGTCATCTTTATATGTCGCGTCATCTTCAATCATAACCTTACCTTTTTCATTATAACCATATACGGTTTCTTCTTTAGCAGTATCTTCTACCAAAGCAATGATTGGATAGCTTATGCCCTCGAATAAAAGTTTCCTATCAAAGCAAATAATCCTTGCCTTTCTTCCATCTCTCGTGCAGACTGGTTTGCCTGCTTTGGCTGCTTCAAGGTCAAAGGGTTTCATCTTTTGCATATTGATAACTTGTTCAATATTTTTATGGTGTTTAAAACGAGGATTATTCTTCATATCCTCTTCTGAATATTCTCTTTCTTCCATATTTTCTTTGTTTTGTTTGATTTCTACATAAATTTCATATTCGCAACACAAATCATTGTCTGCTTTATCACATTCGGGAGATTCAAAACAACATCCATTACATGAATATCTATCGGTTTTTAAAATCTTTTGCACTAATTTACCATCTAACATTGTAGGCTCTCCGACCTTTTCAAGTTTCCTAAAAACTACAGATTTATAATCTTTCCTATAAGGTGGTAAACAATTTCCTATTATATTAAGTACATTATTACAACAAATATTATTATGAGTATTGAAATGGCATATAATACACCCATACCCAGTATTCTCAATACATTGGTACCAATTATCCTGATAATTAAATATTTCACCTATTTTTCGTTCCATAATTCCAATTGTTTCCTTTCTCTTTTTTCCTGTAATTCATATACATTTTCATATAAATCCCTAATCTTCTTAAAGGTAATTTTAATTTTTCTAGAACCTTCTAGTTTTACACTTACCCTTTCCATATAACCTCTAGTTTCAAAACTACTTCTATATCCCAAAACTGTTGTATGTGAATAACCAAGGTCATTTATTAAATCCATAAAATCAAATTTTTCACCTACTGGTATTTGATTAAATCTTTTCCTAAGGATATCAAATTTACTCATAATATTAATTGTTTTATATTGAATATGTCTACTATATCTCAATTTGGTCATAAAAAAATTCCTCTACTTGGAATAGAGGAATTGAATAGTAAAAGAAGGAAGAACCAAATACTTCTTTTATCTTAAAATTTCAATATTAATACATTCTAATCCCCAAGATTCTTCCATACTGGGGTCAAAATTACCAGTTGTAGAGATTTGTAAGCCACCAAACATAAATTTTTTACCAGTAGAACTTGGGGAAGTAGAAGTAAGGTATACAGTAGTAAAATTCCTTTGTAAAGCATTAGCATTACTGGGGTCAAAATCAATACCGTGTAAATCAACATATTTATTGTTACTTACCATAATATTACAATATCTTTCTGAAGTAACAATATTCTGGATAACAGAACATGCAAATAGACGTATCAATGGTGTATTATCACTTCTAGTAACATATATATCAAATGCAATATCACTGGGAGTTAATGATTTAGCTGACATACTACTGAATACATTGACCAAATAAAATGCCATTTCTTTAGTAATAGCAGAAAATTTTATTTCAAACCCATCTAATTTATCTTTGGGCATAATTGGGATTATTATCATACTGTTCTATTTTTTTAGGTTATTTTTTGGTTCTTCATATCAAAATAGTATATACAAAAAAACCACCAATATTTTCTCAAACCTTGGTGGCAAACAGTGAAACATAAATTCATGAACGAGGTAAACATAAACTCATAGATGAGTTTCTTTACTATGGTTTTTAAAAAGTGTTATTACTGTATATAATAGTAAACTAAGAATTAATACTGGGGATATCATAAAAGTAATTACCATTATAAAAAAATGCCTTATATTATTCTTTGTACCTTTTACACCTGATTTCCTAACAGTATAATCTATTGCTATGGTTAATATTAACCCAATAAAATATATAATAATTAAAATTTTCATTGCCATAACCCTATACTGTTGCTAGAAATGAAAGGAATAATCCACCAATAATTAAAGCAATGATTACCAATGGTACAAAAAAGGTTCTAAAATTAGAACATTCTTCATCTAAACCTTTAAATATAGCCCAAATACTAAAAAAGCTATCTGTTGTTACTTTGTCAAATTTCCTTAGGATTAAAAAATCCAACATCTTTCTAATCATAAATATTTTTCCTCCATTTTTCTAAGTTTATTGTACAATTTAACCACTGATTCATTAGGTAATTTCCCTAATCCTTCATTAATTTTACCCAAAATTCTGGGTATTCTTTCCATGGATAATAAATAATTATATTTATCCTCATCAAATAGTTCAACCTTGAACTTAGAAGTAACAATACTGATAATATTTAGGTTATTATCTATGGTCATCCCATTATTAAGTTTGTATTTATTACCTTTTAATACAGAATCCACCAAAGCTTTTTCATAATGTGCTGGTCCAGTTACCAATAAAGCATCTTTTTCTTTAAGTTTCATATTTTTTGCATTATATAATTAAATTCAATAAGAAGTAGTATTTCGCAATACCTTTGTTGTATAATATATAATCTCTAAAACTTATAAAAATCATGGGTAAATTAAGAGTACTTGGAGTATGTGGAGCTCAAGGAGCTTTATTATTCCCTTTTAAAAAGTATTTAATCAGTAATATTGAACCAAGAGCAGTATTTCATACAAAAAATGAAGAACAATGGAAATTAAATTTTGGTGAAATACCTTTCAAAAGAGACCTTGAATCATTTAAAGGCCAAGTAGATATTATAATTGGTTCCCCTTCTTGTGGTCATTCTAGTGTTTTTAGTTATTCAAGGAAGAAAACCCTTGGTAAACCAAAAGAAGATAAAACTTTGAATCTATTTTTAACCTCTTTGAGCATGTTTAAACCAAAAATATTCCTAATGGAAAACCTCCCAAAACTTTTTGATTTAATTCCAAGAGAGGAATGGGAAGCAAAATTGCAAAATTATCACCTAATTGTCCATTGCCATTCAGTATTTGATTTTGGTAATTCACAAAAATCACGAAAAAGATTAATCCTAATTGGTATTAGAAAGGATTCTAATATAAAAGTATCAAACTTTGAAAATATTTTTCCAGTATCAACTCCAATGTTAGTATCAGAAATTGGAAAACTGATAAGAAAGGATATTAATTTCAAAGAAAATGATGATAAAAAATTAGCCATGTACCATTATTCTGATAAATCAAAGAAAACCCTAACAGTAAAGGAAGTAAAAAATCTTTGGTTGAGTGAATTTAAAAAAGAATATAAATGGCCAATGAAAAATACCAAAATGAAAACTCTTCCAGGAGTATATAGAAATAGAAAAAATAGTTATCCATTAACTGTAAGACCATCAAATAGGCAATTTAATCCTAATGGGGGTATCATGGGCCTAGAAGAATATAGGATTATTATGGGATTCCCAAAAAGGTTCAAGGTATATATGGATACTGAAAATTTAAATTATTGGCTCAATAAAGGAAGAAATACATTAACAAAAGGCTCAGTTTATGAAGTTGGGGTATGGTTTAAAAAATGCCTGAAAAAACAATTCAGGAATATGGAAACCCCCTAACGCGTACGTATGCGCTTATTATTAATTAAATAAATATATAGATAGATATTATATATCTATCTATATATTACGCATATGCGCTATTATAAGGTTACGTGTACACGTGTACGTAATATATTTATACCCTCTAAAAGGGTAAATAAATATATTTTACTCTTTTTAGAGGAGGGAATAAATCAAAAAGAATAAGGGGGAACTATTGGTTATAAATCCCAAAAATTTTATGTTATGAAAATCCTATGGTCAATTTTGAAAATCCTAATCCCAATTGTTTTATGTTTTTTGATTGGTTATCACCTTGGTTCATTGAAACATAAATCTGATTCAAAACCCAACAATCAAAAACCAGATACAGTTTATATTGATAAGCCTTTTGTTCCAGAGGAACCATTTGATGAACCAAAAGAACCAGAAGTTATTTATGTTCATACTTTGGATACGATAGAAATTTTAAATATCATTTACCATAATGATACAATAAAACTATTATATCCTGATTCAAATTTTATTTCAGTATCACCTCAGTTTCTTTCTCAATTCCCAAATTCAAGTAAGCTAATTCAATTTCTTCTAACTGATACTGATTTAAAACTTGGATTATTAAACACAGATGGAAAGCTCTTTGAAAAGGTTTATTCAATTGATACTGATAAATATTCATACAATTACTTTGAGGATAATATGACTCAAAAAAGAAAATCCCTCATAAAAAGATTTTCACCATTAACTGAACTTCAATGGAGACCATTCAACAATTTATGGGATTTGAATTTAGGTTTAAAATACAATACCAGTAAATTTAATTATGAACTTGGGTTGAACTTATTTTATTACCCAAGGATTAAAACAAATCCTGGAACAGATTTATACTTCAAATTAAGTTATCAATTCTAACTATGGCAAGGATATTAAAAGAAGATAAAAGCTTAAACCAGGAACAGCTAAGAACTTTATCTAGAGTATCAAAAGATGTATTTTTATTCTCTATCTTTGTTTGGGTAGTTAACCCAGTACTGGGTATGGTAAAATTTAATTTATACCCATACCAAAAATCAGTTCTTTATCAATTCCTAAAACATAGGTTCAATATAATCCTAAAATTCAGACAAGCTGGAATTACAGAATTGATTGCTATGTACTGTTTATGGTTAGCTATGTATCACCCAAACAAAAAAATAAACATCATATCAATCAAGGATACTATAGCAAAGAAGGTACTTAAGAAAATTAAGTTCATGTATAAGAATTTACCTTGGTACCTTCAAACACCAATTATAAATGGTAGGGTAGGGGAATTTGGTAGTACAACTACCATGGAATTCTCAAATGGTTCAATTATAGAATCAATCCCTACTTCTGAACAAGCTGGTCGTTCAGAATCTCTATCTTTACTTGTTATAGATGAAGCTGCTGCAGTAAGATGGGCTAACCAAATTTGGGCAGCAGCTTTCCCTACTCTATCAACTGGTGGTTCAGCAATCATTAATTCTACTCCATTAGGAGTTGGTGGATTTTATCATTCAAGTTGGGTAGATGCTATATCTGGTGGTAATCCAATGAATCCAATCAGATTATATTGGCAAATGCACCCAGATAGAGATGATAAATGGTACCAAGAAATGGCATCTGCACTTGGACCAAGAAGAACTGCCCAAGAAATAGACGGTGACTTTTTATCCTCAGGTAATACAGTATTTGATATGTCTGATATCAAAGGTATTGAAGAAATGTTATCTGAATATCCTCCAATATTAACAAAAATGGGTGGTCAATATAGAGAATTCAATGAAGTAGACCCAGATAAGGAATATTTCATTGGTGCAGACTGTTCAACTGGTAGAGCAACTGACTACTCTTCTTTCACATGTATGGATAAATTTGGTGAAGAACAGGTTATATACAAAGGAAGGTTACCTCTAGATAGATATGCAAAGTTACTTGGTGATACTGGAATGAAATTTAATAATGCACTTCTAGCACCAGAAACAAATGATATAGGGGCAGCTGTTACTGCAATGCTTCAAGCTGAAGGTTATCCAAATCTTTATTACTATACTAAAATTCTTAAAAAGAAGGGTAAAAGTAGACCAGAAGAAGAAAAAATTCCCGGTTGGTTAACAACCACTAAAAATAGAACAGTTATAATAGAGGGTCTGGAAGAGGATATTAGAAAAGAAAATATAATCATAAAGGACCCATTCTTTATACAAGAAGCCTATACCTTTATATATGATGCAACAGGAAGACCAGTTGCAAGAGGTAAACATAGAACCTCATCTAGTTCAGCTTCTGATATAGATATGGATGACCAAACTTATTCAGATGATGATATATTTGGTAAAGCTATAACCAACCATATAAGGAAGTCAAATCAATACAATGGATATGTATTACCCCAATAATAAAAATCTATGAATTTATTTGCATGGTTTAGAAAAAAACCAGTACCACAACAA